TATCCAACAACTTCATGCCGTATATTTCTGCGGTTAGTTGTTGCAGTTCATCGTTAGTAAATTTCATGAATTTACCTTCTCTGTTCTTATCGGTTGATATTTGTTTCAATGCCTCCTCCCGACATTGGGCGTATAGTTTGTTTTCGGTCATGGATTCACCTCCTTTGATTTTAGCAATTCTAACATTTCGCTAAATGGCACTATCTCTCGGCAGATGTTAGCCGTTAAGAGTTGATTTTCTTTTTTAGCAGCAGCATCATAAGCAGCATAATCAGCAGCAGCAGCAGCATAATCAGCAGCAGCAGCATAAGCAGCATAATCAGCAGCAGCTGCTGCTGCTGCTGCTGCTGCTGCTGCTGCTGCATCAGCAGCAGCCAACTCTTCTTCTGTTGCCTCTGAATAACCGTATCTTATAGCCACTTCCACAGCATTACGGCTGCGTTCATCTTTCATCAGATGCTTAACTGTTTCAGCACACTTCCCCTTCGCTAATGTTAATTTGCGCTTATTTAATCCGCACTTCTTCATCAACCATAGCATCCAATCGCCACGATGACAATCTGCCCACATTTGCTCTGCATTACGGTCTTCCAGCCATTCTATTGATTCCTCACACGCATTGAGCGATGTAAGTAGTTGTTTTAGTTCTTTATTGTTCATTTTTCACCTCCTTTGATTCTTCTAGGAAATGATTTACTTTTTCTATTGCTTGTTCAACAGTGTATCTTCCTTGTAACCATATCTCCCACGCCATTCTCTCACGTTTTTCTAAATCGGTGGTTGATTCAAGTACTGCGAGTGGAGTGCTTTTTTCTAATTCCTCATAACGCCTAAATAGCCCGTTATACGAATCTTTCCAACTTTGCACTTCCCCCTTCAATCGGGCGATTTCGGAATAAGCAAAATCAATTTCAATGTGGTGTTGTTTGATAGCACATTCTAAGCACATAGTAGCTCTTTTGTCGCCTTGAAAACTTTCCTTGCATACAGCACAATTACATGAATAATTTCCCTTTGCATAGTAGTAGAATGGATATAGTTTTACTTCTTCCTTTACCTCTTCCTTCCCTTCATCGAGGTTAATCTCGTCTATTGAGTCGAGCAGGATGCGACCTTGTTGCTGTTTTTCATCAAGCCAAACAAAGCATTGTAGCCTACCTTCATAACCATAAAATGAATGGTTTTTATGATAAGGAAATTTAAGTCCTGCATCTTGCAGTTTCTTCGCTTGTTCTTCATTGTCAATTCGCACCATTATATCCGTACGAGTTTTCAAATCTTGCAAGGTGTAGCGTTTGATGGTGAAGTTATCTTCGATATAAGCCTTAGAAGCCGATTCCTTCATCCCAAGATCATTAATGTAACCATAAAAAATAATTTCTGTCAAATCATCCATTGACATAATTGGATATTCATTCCCTTTAGTAAGTGTCTTGTTGCCTTTTTCTGTAAATCTATCCTCCTTCGCTATGAGGATAGTGCCGATTTTTAGTGTCATGGTGTTAGTGTTTGTTTGTTATGTGCGTTACAGCCGCACCCCTGATAGTATAATTACTATTTAAAATTTTACCCCTCTTGTTCTTAGAATTTCTTCAATTGTTTTTCTTCTATCACTCCAAATATATGCTCCGCTTTTTTCAATTTCTAAAGCTAACATTGATAATAACTCTTCGTTTGTGTATTGCTTTCTTGTAGTTCTCATTTTTGCTGTGTTTTTGTCGTTGTTTGTTCAGCAAATGTATATACGTATATACATATCTTCCAAATAAAAGTTTCAACTATTTCGTAAGTGATTGATTTAGTAAGGGATAATTTTCGGTTAAATACTCTCTACACGCTCCAATACGCTCAATAAGTCGCTCAATGTCCTCGTTATTTCGCTCAATTTTGATCTCGAATATTCGCTCACTATTCGGGATGTCATCGAAGATACAATTTCGGTCGATCTTCGCACAGGCATCCATATAGTCCTGACTTGCGTTATCTTGATCTATTCCCATATCCCAACCTAAACGCCTTTTCTGCGCCTGTATAAGCACATCGGGAGTGTTGATAAGGCAATATACCAATGATGCAGTAGTAGCACCTGTGAGCCACATATAGCCTTGCATCTGCCAATAGTAGTTTTTGTTTACTTTTTCGGATTTGCTATCGTGGAAGGTAAACAAGTCCCACGCTGATTTGATGTCGATGATATTGGTTGCTTCTAAGATTGAATTACCATCGTAACTGTCGGGCGTTCCCATGATGTAATCATTTCGCAGATGTTGCTCGTTCTTGTTGAATTGTCGCATCTTCTGAATACTGAATAACGTGAGTGCAGCCTCTTCGGTTTGTAGTCCTTTCTTGATAGCGTCAGAGGTGAAGTCTTTATATCTGCCATACTTTCTGTTGATATACACCTCACGTAAATAGGTCTTTGTCGTTTCGGATAGCGTTTCAGACTTGCTTTTCGGGTCGGTCATCAATGCGCCTAATTTAGAGCATCGAAATAGGATAGGTTTATTTTCCATTTAGCGAGTTTCGTTTGTCGGTTAAGTATTGTTGTAGATGTTCAGGCGTTTCGTTGCATTCTTCGTACAGGTCGAGTTGGTCGATAGTTTCGCAATGGTCAATCATAGCCATTGTACGCTTATCTTCGGGCGAAACTTTCGCCTCAACTATTCCGCTATCCATTACGTATGCGACTGAATCTTTTCGGTTGAGGTTTGCACCGAAGATAGTACCGAAGTGATCGGCAGCATCTTTTACGGCAACGGTCTTAGCAATCGGAAACGCCATTGATAACGCACCGTTATTGATATTTGCAAGGTCGGCAGGTGATGAACCTTGTTTGGTCTGTAATTGCGCTGCCCCGATGCCATCGTGATAAGACCATTCACCCGTAGCAGGATTTCGGTAGTGGATACGTGCCACCACATACACGCCATTAAATGCCGTACCTTCACGCAGTACTTCAATCTTGTACTCTTTGAAAATTCGCCTCAATAGATATTCGACTTTATCAATCGGTAGATAACGGTAATCTTTAATGTACGGATGAACCTTGACCCATTTCTCGTGAGGTTGTTGGTTGAGCAATGCCGTTAGTTGCTCTGACTTGAACGCTACTTCGATATTATCTTCGTATAGTTCGGCAATGGTAGGGAGTTTGTGTGTTAGCGTGATGTTGCTCATTTGTTTAAGTGCGTTGAATAGTCGCACCCCTATTTTATATTAAAGTTTATTAGCGTTTTCGCTTATGAAAGTAGTTAATTTGCCTCGTAAAATCAATATATTTTCAATTATTTTCTTTGCTTCTTCACTCTTAACCGTAGGCATTTCAATAGAATCAAATTGCTTAATTAACTCAGTCAATTTAATCTTGTCGGGTGCTTTCAATGCTTTTCGTTCCGCTTCTATTCGATCTCTTTCAATTTTTGCAAGTCGTTCAGATTCTGCTTTTTCTTCATCCTGTTTACGCTTTAATTCCGCTTCGGCTTTTTCTCTTTCCTCTCGCTCTTTACGTAATTTTTCAGCCTGTTCCGCTTCTAATTTCTTACGCTCTTCATCTGCTTTTCTGCGCTCTTCTGCTAATACTTTTTCAGCCTCTTCACGTTCTTTTCTTAATCGCTCTTCATTTGCTTTACGCTCCGCTTCAATTGCTCTCTCTCTTTCCTCCGCTTCTTTTTTCAATCGTTCATTTTCTAATCTTTGTGCCTCACGTTCTTCGGCTTCTTTTCTAATCTGTTCAAGTCGTTGCTCTTCGGCTTTTCTTTCTGCTTCTTTTTTTGCTTCATAGTTTGCTTTTGTTCCGACTAAAAAAGCGTTGTAAACTTCCGAACTCATTGAACCTAAATTAAGCGAAGTAAGATTTTCAACCTCGTACTGTTCTAACTCCAATTCACGCTCTAATTGCAATTGTCGGATGCGTTCTTTCTCTAAATTTTCAGCATACTTTTCGATCTCTTCTAACTTATCTTCAATACCCTGCGATGCGAATAGTTGAGCATTTTTCCACCCGTCAACAAACCGCCCTCCTGCAAGGTAGAACGCCTTTTGTTGCTTATGAATTTCAGCCGTACCTGTACGTACTTTTACATACTTTAGCCTTAGTTCTTTTGCTTTTAACGATGTTGTTTTTTCTTCAATAGGAAGTTTAACAATCTCATTAAATTCATTTTCCAATTCAACCATTTTATCTAACATTGGCTGAAATTGTGAGGCGATCTGTTGCGCCTTAGTTTCATCTAGTCCGTATTCGGACGGATTTAATTTTACGATGTCTGTCATTTTGTTTGTTTATTAAGGTTTAATCGTTTTTAAAGTATCGAAAAAATAGTAGATAGTTACCGATAGCACTAACGCAATAGTGAGCGGTGAGGGTCTGTTAGTCGGCTCTAATAGTGCCATTGAGCAAGTCAGCAAGATAGCGTTAATGAGTAGTCGTTTTGGGGTCACTTCGTTAGTCTTTAGATGGTAAAAATTCAAATGTACTATCTTCGAGTTCGTTCCACTTGAGTACCTCGAAAGCGTATTCGTGGTGGTCAAGCGATATGAATAACTCCGCTACATCGTTAGCATCATAGTCCGATTTTTGTCTGCTCCATTCAGCATAGATCATATCCGCTGCGACTTGCTTCTGTTCGTCTGTTAGTCCTTTAGCCATTGTTCGAGTAGCGTTGTAACGACTTCTGT